AAGGCGGATTGGCAGAGGAGGATGTTACATAATGGCTACTAGAACTTTTCTTGATATTGTTAATAGATTGTCTCCTAGTGTTCCGGGCTGTCCTACTCCAGTTACTGAACAGTATGTTCGTGATGCAGCTATTGAAGCTTGTGAACGTACGTTAGCTTGGCGATATGAACAACCTCGAATTAGATTAACTAAAGGAGCTGCTGAATATCCTTATGAAAGTCCTTCTGATTCTGAAGTTCATGCGTACATTACAGCTACATGCAATGGCGAACAGCTTGTACCTGTTACTTTAGAACATCTATATGACCTTTACCCTAAATGGCCTAACCAAGAAACTACAGAATATGCAAAACCTAGATATATTACACAGTTAGATCCTGATAATTTTATGGTTGCTCCGCAACCTGATGATTTAGTAGCATATGATATACGTATGATTACTTGCTTAAAACCTTTACGAACGGCTACGAAGATGGATAAAACTGCTTTAGATGATTTAGAAAATGTTGTTATGCATGGAGCTCTACAGCATTTATTAGTTCTTCCTGAAAAACCGTGGAGTGATAGAGATTTAGCAGCGTATCATGCTAAACAGTTTGCGTTTAAAATAGCGGAACGTAGAGCTAGAACCAACTTAGGTGCATCAAGAGCTTCTATGACAGTTCAGATGCAGAAATTTGCGTGAGGTAAAATATGGCTGATGTTATTAGAGTAGTTAAAGGGGATGAACTTCCTACTGTTACGCTTACTTTAACAGACGATGTTACAGGTTCTGCAATAGATTTATCAGCCGGTACTACTAGTGTATCTATAAAGTTCAGAGCTGTAGGCAGTACTACAGTATCTTCTACTATAACATGCACTAAATCTACAGATGGCTCAGATGGAAAAGTAAACTTTAATTTTTCTAGTGGTGTGCTAGATGTAG